CCTGACCCTGACCGCCCTACTGGCGGGAGGGATATGGATCATCATCCAACAACGTCTTGTGCGTAAGCAGCACAAGCAGATGAAAGAACTGGCCGAGCGTATTCGTTGGCTTGAGGCTGTCTTGTTTGACGTAGCAATAGGAGAAGCAGATGTCTGGATTGAAGGTGACGAACTGCGAGGAGCGAGACGCACTCCTCGAACAACATCGCTACATTAACGTGGAGCATGACGACTGGTGGGACTGTGTGTATTCCACCTTCGAGGAGGACATGCGTGAGGTCGGTATCGACGTGCGAAGGATGTATTTCTCAGGGTTCTGTTCACAAGGTGACGGTGCCTGTTTCGAGGGTGGCTTCGCAAACATCAACACGTATCTCGACAAGCACCACCAAGATCAGTTCCCCATGATCCGTAAGTTTCTGGAGCATGACGGGTCTGTCTACGCCGACAGTTCACACACTGGTCGGTACTACCACCCCAACTCTGTGACCATAGCGGTCGAGGCAACTGAGCGTTTCTACCACGTGCTTGAGTGTCCGACTGAGTTCCACGAACAGATCGCTGACCAGTGGGATGTTCTGTTGGATGCCGAACTCACAGAGTTTGAAGGCGAAGTGGATTCGCAATGGCGGAACTACATGGCCGAACTCTACCGCCGCTTGGAGGCAGAGTATGACTACCTCGTCAGCGATGAAGCTGTCTGGGAAACAATCGAAGCAAACGAACTTAACATAGAGGAGGCCGCATAATGGCAACTGTTCGTATCACTGACTCGCTCAAGTCTGAAATCCTGAGCAACGCTAACCGTCTGCATCAACCGATGATCGACAAGGCACGAGAATCACATGACCCCAACTGGGGTAAGCGTATCTACGAACTGGCGTTCGATGCTGAGACGCGCAACAAAATGCAACAGCTTCCGCTGTGTTTCTTCAAGACCTTCGACAAGGTGCAGTTCGAGGGGTTCATAGACATCGGTTCATTCGACAGCAGCCCGAGGCACTACACCACCGACATCTCTTTTGCAGGGCTACCGTTCCCCAATGAGCAACCTTCTGACAACCCGTTGCAGATGGGATGGCGTGGGTGCAAGGTCAAATACAACCCCGCTTTCGCTGACCTCTTTGCTGAATACAAGCAGTGGTGCCAAGGTATCCGTGCTGCGGAGGAGAAGCGTGAGATGTTCGTCGATGGCGTGAAGAAAATCCTTGAGAACTTCTCGACACTTGCCCCTGCACTCAAGGCATGGCCCGCACTGTGGGACTTGGTGCCAGAGGACAAGAAGAACAAGCACAAAGAGATTGTGGAGCGCAAGAAGTCTGGCCCCGCAGAACTTGAGATCGACACGAGCAGCCTGACTGCCGCTGTCACTATGGCAAAACTGACCCGCTAAGAGGAGAGCAACCAATGGCATACGGACAAGTATCATCTTTCAATGACGTGCAAGCGTTTGTTTCACGAGCAAGGTCGCCCCAAAAGGGGCGGCAACACACCACCTTTGGGCGGTGGTTCCCTGACGGTGACGGGTATCGGCTTGATGTACACGGCCAACCGTTCATCCGCATAGCACCTGACAACACGTTGGAGTTTCTCATGACGCCAGAGGAAGGGCGTCGGGTCAGCAACACCGTGAGCGGTTGGATCAGCAACATCGTGCCGTTTGTTTGGATGCGTGTCGGCAACTGCCGTTACCGTGTCGATGCAATACGCAACGTGCAGAAACGTATGGCAGGGCGGTGGCCTACCAGTCGTGAGATCAACCAGTCACCCGAACTGTTTGCGGGTATCAAGTTCGACATGGAGACAGGTGAGTGCCTCAACCCACGGCCTGACCTCAAGCACACTGTGATACCAGAGGCACGTAAGGCATGGCTGTCTGCGCTACGCAAGTGGAAGCGCAAGGCCAAGACCATCGCACGTATCGGTGGCTTCGACAGTCTGATCGCTGAGGAGAAGCGGAACCCTACCGATTGGAGTGCGAAACCCAACTGGGTCGTCGACAAAGAACTTGACATACTGTACAATGCTATCAAGGATAATGACATGAACACCCAACTGATGCGGATGTTCGTGGCTTCCCACACAAACAGGTGGTCAACACCGACGAGCATGGAAGTCTACGGTCACATCGAAGCGGTCGTAAAGCAACAAAGTGTACAGCTTCGCAAGCGGTTCGGTGTGTTTGAAGAAGGCGACAAGGCATGAAGTTTCCCTACCACGAAAGCTACGGCTTACCCAACGAACACCGTGAGCGTGTTGTTCTCAGAGCAAAGGAGGTCGGCCCTGTGTTGGCCTCCGCTGAGTTCAAGGTCGGTCTGTCCACACTCTATAAATGGATGAAGGACGTGGACCATGACTGACAAACTGAGCAACGCTTACCACGTTCTCATGCACGAGAACGCTACCTTGCGGTCCAAGATTGCGAAGCAGCGCAACGAGATCGCACGACTGACGCAACTCAACGAGAAACTTATGGCTGAGAAAGCCAAACTGCTGTCCGATATTAAATGGATGAGAGGCGAAACCGATGGCAATTAAACTGAACGCCGCTGAGGCATACACCGTGTACGCCGCACTTGATGACATGATTGCAGCAAGGCGCAGAGGCATTGGGTCGAAGCATAGCTACAGCCTGACAGAAGAAGAACATCTCAAGCTGCAAGGTAGATATTTGCGCGCTTGGCTCACACTTGAGCGTATAGAAGGGGGTGAAGTATGACTGACCCCCACCTTATTAACGTGGCCCAACAGGTAAAGAAGTTGGAGCGCGAAATATCTGACGCTGAGTGGGACAGTGACCCAAGACTGGAAGCACTCGTCCGTGAACTCAACCACTTCAAAGACCTGCAAGACAGAGGAGTTTTGTATGAGCCGAATTTCTAAGATCAGCTTGGCCCCTTCACCTTGGGTTGGCGAAGAAGAACGTGTGTGGGGATACCTGCTGCGTAACAAACTGGCGAGTGCCAGAGAGGTGGCTATGAACTGTGATGTGACCGAGGAGATCGCACAGTCCTACATCGACAGGATCGGGACACCACGAGAAGTTTTTGAAAAGGAGGCACTGATTATGAAAGCACTGAGTGAGAACGTGGACGACGAGGGTTTCGTGACTTTCGTTAGTTCCCGGGAAGATAAACCGTCAACCAAAGACAAACAGGTTGGTGGTTCTCACTACAAGGACATGGCGATCCAACCGTGGGAAGCTATGGAAGCGTGGCTGACCCCCGAAGAATACCGTGGCTACCACAAGGGTGTGGCTATCGGATACCTCGCACGTGAACGTCAGAAAGGAGGGGACCAAGATGTCGCAAAAGCAGTCCATCACCTGCAACGACTTCTCGAATACCTTGACGGTAAGTAACAGTGACTTTGTAGCAACCGACACGAGGGCCGTGGCAAGCCTGACGATTGGCGACCACGTGATCGACGCCGAGGTGCTGAGCGAACTGTTCACGCTACTGGATGCGGTGAAGATGCTCGACCACGACAGCCCGCTCAAGCGGGCGCTTATCGCAGCACGAACCAAACGGAGGCTGACCGATGGACATACCACGACAGGTTGACCGTAGGGTGCGTGACGAAATCCTCGCGCTGCCAGTTGCGTGGCGCGTGGTAAAGAAGCGGGATCACTACTTCCTCTACGTTGGCGACGAGCGAGTGTGCTGCATCGCCAACAATTCATCAAAGACAAACGAGTTCCTCGTCAGGAGGACAGTCGAGAAACTAAGGAGATACCAATCCAATGGACATAGTTACCATTGACTTCGAGACTTACTACGACAGGGACTACAGTCTGTCAAAGATGACGACCGAAGCATATGTAAGAGACGACCGCTTCGAGGTGATCGGTGTTGCAGTGAAGGTCAACGACCAAGAGGTTGACTGGTATTCTGGCAAGGATGTGGCGGGGTTTCTCAACGCCATTGACTACAGCGACAAGGCTATCCTCTGCCACAACACCGCCTTCGATGGGGCCATACTCTCGTGGCGTTACGGGATCAGACCTAAGTTCTGGTTCGACACACTCAGCATGGCACGACCCCTGCACCAGATGACGGTGGGCGGTTCACTCAAAGCCCTCGCTACCTACTACCAACTCGGACAGAAGGGCGACGAGGTTATCAACGCACTGGGTAAACGGCGCAAGGACTTCACCCCCGAACAGATGCAAGCCTATGCTGAGTATTGCATCAAGGACGTGGACCTGACCTACCACCTGTTCAAGAAGCTGAGCCGTGAGTTCCCGAAGCAGGAACTACTGGTGATCGACCAGACCTTGCGCATGTATACGGAGCCACAGTTGGAACTGGACGAGACGGTTCTCGAAGCGCATTTGCACAACATCCACGAGCGCAAGAAGAAGTTGCTTGAGAAACTGGGCGGGGAGGAAAAGGCCAAGTCCATTCTCATGTCCAACAACAAGTTTGCTGATCTGCTGCGGGCGTTTGGTGCAGAGCCACCGATGAAAACAAGCCCGACCACAGGCAAGCAAACCTATGCGTTTGCCAAGAACGACACCGAGTTCCTTGCCCTGTTGGAGCATCCGAAACCTGCGGTGCGGTTGATCGTGGAGGCACGACTTGGCACCAAGTCCACCATTGAGGAGACACGCACCGAGCGGTTCCTTGAGATCGCACAGCGTGGACCACTGCCCATCATGCTGAACTACTACGGCGCGCACACTGGGCGGTTCAGCGGTGGCGACAAGGTGAACCTACAGAACCTACCCCGTGGCGGTGCGCTGCGCAAAGCACTCGCTGCACCTGACGGTAAAGTTGTTGTGGCTTGTGACTCCTCGCAGATCGAGGCGCGTCTGGTTGCGTACTTGTCGGGGCAGACTGACCTCGTGCAGTCCTTCCGCGAAGGGCGCGATGTGTATTCAGAGTTCGCCACGGATGTCTACAACCGCCCGATCACCAAGGGCGACAAGGTGGAACGTCACGTTGGTAAGACCTGCATCCTTGGTCTGGGCTACGGCATGGGCGCACCGAAGTTCAAACACTCACTGGCTACTGGCTTCATCTCTGTCGACGTTGAGGACAACGAGGCGCAGAAGATCGTGCAGCTATACCGCAACAAGTATCACCGTATCCAAGCGTTCTGGAACCGTTGCAACCACATGCTTGGCGCGATGGTCAGCGGCGAGGAAGGCGAGATCAGCGACCTGATTAAGTATGACAGCGAGGGCATAGTGCTTCCGAATGGAATGTATATCCGCTACCCTGCGCTGCGCAGGAAGAACAACGGCTACGAATACATCAACGACCCACGTGCTTACCGCAAGATCGTGCGTGACCGTATGAACGGCGCGGATGTCGACGCTCTACCGTGGACCAACATCTACGGCGGCAAGGTGGTGGAGAACATCACACAAGCTGTTGCTCGTATCGTTGTCGCGGAGCAGATGGTCAAGATCGGACGCCGCTACCCCGTTGCCCTGCAAGTCCACGACGAGATCGTGTGCGTGGTGGATGAAGAAATCGCAGAGGACTGCCGTGACTATATGGTTGAGGTCATGTCCACCCCGCCCAAGTGGGCACCCGACCTACCCGTGGCGTGTGAAGCCGACATGGGTCCGAACTACGGAGAAGCCAAATGACGAACCTCAGTCATTCGTTCTCGTCCATCAAGATGTATGAGAACTGCCCGAAGCGTTACTACCATCAGCGCATCACCAAGGAAGTGAAAGACGAAGGCAACGCCGTCACCATGTATGGGGAACGCATCCACAAATCGCTTGAGGATCGTTTGTCGGAGGCCAGAGCTGAGCTTAACAGAGAAGCCGAGCGGTACGAACCACTGTGCAAGAGCATCGAACTGCTTGCCGATGGCGGTGTGCTGACTGTCGAGGAGGAGATGACGCTGAACGTGGACCTCGAACCGACAGGGTGGTGGGACAAGGACGCATGGATGCGGTCAAAGATCGACGTGTTGGTACGCAAAGGATCGAAGGCCATCATGTTCGACTGGAAAACTGGCAAGCGCAGACCCGACTTCGACCAGTTGGAACTGTTCGCGCTGCAAGTATTCAAGCACTACCCCGAAGTCCAAGAGGTCAAGACCACATTCGTCTGGCTCAAAGAGATGAAGATGGACCACGAGACCTACACGCGGGACCACGAGGCTGCCCTCTGGAGCAAGCTGCTTACCAAGGTGCAACGCATTGAGGCTTCTGCTGAACACGACAACTGGCCTGCCAAACCAAGTGGGCTGTGCGGGTGGTGTCCTTGCAAAACTTTCTGCGAGTTTGCGAAATAGTAGTTGACAAACTGAACAAAGGTTACTTACAATGGCGACAACACCCGAAGGAAAGATCAAGCGCAAACTTGACAAGATGTTGAAGGCTGAGGGTGTCTGGTTTTACAGCCCACAGGCAGGGCCGTTTGGCGTAGCAGGTATCCCAGACAGGGTTGCCGTAGTCGAAGGTCAGTTCGTGGGCATAGAAGCCAAGGCGGACAAGAGCAAGAAGCCGACAGCACTACAGATGAAGTGCATGGCGGACATAGAGAAGGCGGGCGGCAAATGTTTTGTCGTCTACGACGATGACACGATCACGCAAGTGCGTGACTTTATACTGGAGAAACGCAGTGCTGGTGATACCCAAGGCGAAAGCCCTAGCACTAAAGGTGAAGAACCCCGCAAGGGTTCAAGCAACGGTCCCGTCTGCCAAGACGCTATCGTTTCGTGGGACTGATCTACTCGTAGTCCCCCACAAGATTGAGGAAGTGCAGAAGCTGCGTGGTCTGGGTATCAAAGCCCCGTCACCGATCCTGCACTACTACGACTGGGTTGGTAGGTTCACGCCATACGAACACCAACGGATGACTGCTGCGTTCCTGACGATGCACCAGAAGTGTCTTGTGCTGAACGAGATCGGCACTGGCAAGACACAAAGTTCGTTGTGGGCAGCAGACTACCTGATTGCTACACACAAAGTGAAGCGAGTGCTGATCCTGTCGCCACTCTCGACACTGGAGCGGGTGTGGGGTGATGCCATCTTCACGCAGTTCTTCCACCGTAAACACGTTGTGCTTCATGGTACTGCCAAGCGCCGGTTAAAGCTGCTGAACACAGAGGCAGACTTCTACATTATCAACCACGATGGCTTCAACATTATCGCTGACGAGGCGGTGGGTAAGTTCGACCTCGTGATCGTTGACGAAGCTGCGGTGCTGCGGAACCCATCGACCTCGCGTTACAAGGTGTTCAAGAAGTGGATGGACAAGAACCCACAGACACGTTTGTGGTTGATGACTGGCACCCCGACACCTAACGACCCGACCGATGCGTGGACACTGGCGCAGCTAGTGGAAAGCCCATTCGTACCACGGACCTACACATCCTACCGTGAACAGGTGATGATGAAGATCGGTCAGTGGAAGTGGGTGCCGCGTCCTGAGAGTGTCGATGTAGTGAAGCACATCCTCCAACCTGCTGTCAGGTATACGAGGGACGAGTGCTTTGACCTACCCGATACCGTGGTGCAAACGCGCAAAGTCGATCTGACCAAGGAGCAGAGGGAGCATTACAACACGATGCTTCGCCGCCTTGTCATTGAGACGGAGCAGGAAGGTGCAACCATCAGCGCGGTCAACGAGGCCGTGAAGATACAGAAGTTGGTCCAGATCGCCTGTGGTGTGGCGTACACCGATGACGGTCAGGACTTTGAGATTGACTGTGCGCCACGGGTCAACGTGGTAAAGGAGGTGATCGAAGAAGCAGGAGAGAAAGTAATCGTATTCGTCCCGCTAACTGGGACGCTCAACATGTTGGAACGTGAACTGTCGAAGAACTGGAGTGTGGCTGTCGTCAACGGCGCGGTCTCGTCTGGTAAACGCAATCAGATATTCCACGACTTCCAACATAGCAAAGACCCACGTGTCTTGATCGCACACCCCGCTACTATGGCGCATGGTCTCACCCTCACGGCAGCTTCGACTGTCATCTGGTATGGGCCTATCACCAGTAACGAGCAGTACGTTCAAGCAAACGGGCGCGTCGAGCGAATTGGTAAGAAGCACGTCAGCAACGTGGTCCACATCGAAGGCACCGACTTGGAGCATCGTATGTATACCCGTCTGGCGAACAAGCAAAAGCTGCAAGGTCTGCTTCTTGATCTTATTAAACAACAATCGGAGTGAACCATGACCGTCACCGTTGATAGCGTCATCAAGACGTATATGAAATTGCGGTCTGAGAAAGAGGCCATCGAAGCCGAGGTGAAAGACCAAGTGTCTACCATCAAGGAGAAGATGGCGAAACTGGAAGCGTGGCTCAAGGCAAAGGCTGACGCTGACGGTGTAACATCTTTCAAGACCGAACATGGCACTGCTTTCCTGACCACCACGGACTATGCAAACGTGGCAGATTGGGATGCTGTGTTGAACTTCATCAAGACCGAAGGAGCCTACGATCTTCTTGAGAAGCGCGTAAGCAAAGCCGCCGTGCGTGGCTACATCGACTCGATGAAGGAAGTCCCTGCGGGCATAAACTACGGCACCAAGCTAGACGTTAATGTTCGTCGTCCCACGAAGTCCTAACGCTCACCAAGGAGAAACCCATGAGCAATATCGTACCCACCAACATCCAAATCCCTGCCCACCTGTCGGCAAAGATTGGACAGCCCTCTGCCCTGTCGCAGAGCCTCGCCTCTGGTATCTCTGGCGGCGTTTCGTTCCCCCGTATCTCGCTGAAAGGAAGCCGCTTCCGCATCGTTGAGGACGGGACCGAGACCGTACTGGATACCACGAGCCTCGACGTAATCATCGTCGGTGCAAACCCGAAGCTGTCGAAGACCTACTACGCTAAGGAGTGGAACAAGGACAGCGAACCTGCTGCGCCTGACTGCTACTCGTTGGATGGTATCCGCCCTCACCCTGAGAGCGAGGCACCGCAGAACGACCTGTGTGCATCCTGCCCTCACAACGCATGGGGTTCCAAGGTGACACCCAACGGTCAACAGGTTAAGGCTTGTTCGGACCAGAAGCGCCTCGCTATCGTGGCGGCTGACGACCCCGATGGTCCTATCTACCTGCTGCAAGTCACTCCGTCTGCACTGAAAGGTCTGAACGCATATCACAAGGAACTGTCCATGCGTGGCATCCCTGCGGAGATCGTCAAGACCAAGATCAGCTTCGACACTGACGCGTCCTACCCGAAACTCAAGTTCGGTTTCGGTGGTTTCATTGACGAGAACGTCCACGGGATCATCGAACCTCTGTTCGGTTCGGACCAAGTGCGTGACATCACGGGTGAGAACCAACCTGATTCGGCTGCTGCACCGAGCCAACCGCGCAAGGCCGCAGTGAAAGCTGTTGAGAAACAGCCTGAGCCAGAGGTTGAGGCAGAACCCGAAGCACCTGCACAGGACGAGGCACCGAAGCGTGGCTTTGGCGCAGCTAAGAAAGAGGCGGCACCCGCTGCCAAGGCTGCACCCAAAGAGGAGCCGAAAGCTGCCAAGGAAGTTGACAGTGATGTTGACGACCTCGCCAGTGAGATTGCTGCCCTGATTGGAGATGACGATGACTGATACCACCCTCGACTTCGAGAAGGTGGAACTGGTCCGTGAGCGGATGCTGCTCACCATCGGAGACATGGCAAAGCTACTTGGCGTGTCTCGCACCACTTACTACAAGTGGATTGCAGGTGGTGAAATCCGCCCACGGAGAGAGAAGAAGGTCAAAGACACTCTGCGTCAGCTTCTACCTCTGCTAAAAGATGGGGTCTGGCCCCCACAAAATGCGAAGGCACTGACAAGTGCCCAACGTCTCGACTCGCTCCTTGAGATTTTAGGTACAGTCGAGTAATCTGGCGAGACGGGGGGTAACTCCCCCCGTCCATTGAGCAAAGGCATGACACATGGATACGTTGAAGTTTCTTCGACGTGTTCTGCCGACGGAAGGGCTGTATTGCAGGTTCACCATAAGCGCGAACGGGTTAGCAAAGCGCAACAGGTTCTACGGAACCGTGGAAGAACTAGAAGCTGCGGTGCAGGAGAGCGACCAACAAGGGCAGACCACGTATTTTTCTATCTCGTCTTTCCAAGACGGAGCGACCAAGCGCACAAAGCTGAACGTCCACCGCACACGTATCCTTACACTGGACGTGGATTGTGGTGAGACGAAGGCGTACCCGAACTGGAAGGTAGGTCTCAAGCACCTCCTCAAGTTTATCACTGACACCAAGTTGCCGAAGCCCTTGATCGTTGGATCGGGCAACGGTCTGCACGTTTACTGGATACTGGACCGCGACCTCACGCCTGACGAGTGGAACCCACTTGCCGAGGCGCTCAAGAAAGCCACTGACGAAAACAATTTCGAGGTGGACCGAGGGCCAACTGCCAACATATCTCAGGTGCTTCGCCCTGTCGGAACCCACAACTATAAAGACCCGACGAACCCGAAACCTGTGAAGGTGTTGGTGGAAGGTGGCGACACCACCGTGGACACCATGCAGAAGGCGCTTGCGTATTTCTACGTTCCCGGGAGCGTGAACAGCAAACCAAAGAACAACGGGTTGCTGGATAGTTTGTCAGTCCAGCAGGACTTCCCACCCGCAATCGGCAGCTTGATCGCTGAGAAATGTCAGCAGATTAACTGGGCTGTCGCCAACCAAGAGCAGGTGCCAGAGCCAATCTGGTATGCGTTGATCGGTGTGGCTGCGTTCTGCGAGAACCCCGAAGATACTGCGAAGCGGTGGAGTGAAAACCACCCGTCATACTCTGAGTCGGAAACCGTCAGTAAGATGAACCACTGGCGGTCACAGGCTACTGGCCCAACAACTTGTGCGAAGTTCGAGAACGAGCGGCCCGTAGGCTGTAAGGGTTGTCCCTTCGCAGGGAAGATCGGTAGCCCCGCCCGTCTGGGTGTGCGGTATGTCGAAGCCGACACAAGTGCCACGGCCCCTGACGAGGTGGTCACTGAGGTCCAGATACCCAAGCCGTTCAAGCGCGCCAAGAACAAGGCGGGCGAGTTCATTGGGATGATGGCGACCATTGACGACACCGACATCAAGATCGCGGACTTCGACATCTATCCGCTCAGCTACGGTTACGACGAATCACTTGGCTATGAGGTGGCGCAGTTCATGTGGGACCGCCCCCATGTCGGGTGGAAAGTCCTTGCGCTGCGGCAAGCCTACCTCGCTGACGGAACATACCGTGAGTTCGTAGGCACCATCGCTGACCAAGGCATCGTGTTAGAAACCAAGAGACAGACGGAGTATTTTCAAATCATGCTGCGCTCATACATGAATGAGTTGCGGAAGATGCGAACCGTCACCAACCACTACTCAACGATGGGGTGGAAAGACGACCACACACTGTTCGTTCTTGGTGATGACTTGTATCGCCGCGACAAAGACGGGACTGTCACGAAGGAAACGATCCGCCTGACAGCCAACACCACCCGTGTCGGTAGCGACATGTTCACAACCAAAGGCGACTTCGACACGTGGTTCAAGGGAACCACTGCGCTGCGCAAGGGCAACCTGTTTGCCCACCAACTTTCCATCGGCCTCGGACTTGCGTCTATCCTCGTGGAGTTCACGGGCCTCAAAGGTGTGACCGTATCTTTCTACGGCCCATCTGGTAGCGGTAAGTCACTGGCGCAGTTGATGCAGCAGTCAGTGTGGGGCAACCCAGAGAAGCTGCACTTCCAATCCAAGTTCACCCAGAACGCACTGTTCGGGCGGTTCGGAACCTACGGACACTTGCCGCTGACTGTCGACGAAGCCACGCAGATGTCAGACAAAGACGTTGGTGATTTCCTGTACGAAGTCACGCAGGGTCGAGACAAAGCACGGCTTACTCGCACTGCGGAAGAACGTGCGCCACGTGAGTGGGCGTTGATTTCCACGCTGTCCACCAACAAGCCCATCGCAAGTAAGCTGATCTCTGGTGGGTTCGAGAGTGACGCGCAGCTTGCCCGTCTACTGGAACTACGGGTCGATCCTTCACCGCTGTTCAGCGATGCGACAGATGCAGGGCGCAAACTCCACAGGCTCTACACCGAGAACTACGGGTGGGCGGGACGCAAGTTCCTGCACAAAGTCATGGAGATTGGTGAGCAGGGCATCCGCGCCATGGTCGCGCAAGCGATGGACGACTTCCACAAGAAGTACGGCAAGAAGTTCTCAGGTGTTGAACGCTACTGGGAAGTGGCTTTCGTCCTTGCTGATCTAGCTATTCGCCTCGCTCATCAGTGGGGCGTTGTGGACTACGAGCCTGAGAAGTGCATCGACTGGGCGCTTAACCAAGTCGACGATATGCGCGAAGCGATCAAGGAAAACAACGTCGACATGTTCGATCTGGTTGCGGAATACCTCAACGAGTTCGCAGCAGACACGGTGCGGGTCATCCACGTGGCCGACAAGAACCCAGAGCCAGACTACACCCGTATGCCACGCGGCACGATCCGCGCCCGTATAGATGCTCACCGCTCTGCCACCTCGACACAGCTTACCAGTGGTACGCTCATGCTCGACAAGACCCACTTCCGTCAGTGGTTCGCTAAGAAGGGCGGCAATCCACGGGAGTTGCAGACACGTCTCAAGTTGGACAGGGCAGACGCGACACCCAAGTCGGGTAAGGCATCGCTCGGCAAGAACACCCCGATCTCGCTACCGCAGTGCTACGTCATTGGCATACGCCTGTCGCACCCACGGATGGTGGGTATCC